TGCTAATTCATACAATAAAGCTCCATATCCCTCTTCTGATGCAATTGACATAGTACTCCATAAGTCTTTTTGATTAGTTCTTTGAAAGACAAGTGTCCTAACGACAGGGGTATCAGATAATTTTTCTAATTCAATTTCTTTGTTATTTTCTAAATCAGAAAGATATGAAATTAATTTATTTTGGTCTAATAAAACAATTCTTTTATATGGACCACGTTCTATTAAATAGATTTTAATATTATTTCCAAAATCATTAATATTTTTTTTCATTTCTTTTACTAATTTTTCTACTGTTAATGAAATTAGTTCTTTTAGTAGTGAATTTGATATGTTTTTCATATCTGATGTTTCTTTTATTGGTATTAATGCTTTTTTATTTTTGATTTCTTTGAGTTCTTTAATATCTGTAAAATTAATATAAACTTGTTTCATTATTGTAAATATATTAATTTTACTCCTATTATAATTAATATTTGAAACAATTTAAACAATGACAAAAAATAAACAACATCAAATATTAGAACCGTCTTCTCCTATTCAAATACCTGAAGATAATTTGAATAGGATTGAAAAAGATAAAACAGAACTTGATAGTAAAATAAATAAGCAAATGGAAGATTTTGCAATTTTATTAGATTCTATTTCTACAGTTGAAGATAAAACCAAAGCTTTGTGGAGACAAATTTATGAAAATGCAGTCCAAGATAGAAGAAATTCATATCTAATGTGGATTGATTTATATAAAAATGTTCATGGCAACACTTCAGAACATGCAATACATGGTGCAACTTTATCGAAATATATAGAAAGAATGAATAAAACAAATGAACAATTAATTAAATTAGCTGAACTTGTTCAAAAAGCTGGCGAAGAACAGATAGATGAGAGTATTAGCAATGATGACATGTATGATAAAATTACAAAAATGAATAGTAAAATTCAATGAAATTTAGGAAAATATGACAAGAGGTAGTGGAATAAGTATTAGCAGAACAATGGTAGGAAAAAATATTTCTACTTCTGTTGGTAATGAATTAAAACAAACCAGAACAAGTACGAGCACTCCAACATTACAAAGAGCAGTTGTAATGGAGGTAATAAATGATCCATTTTCATTAACTGAACAACAAATTGCAAATATTACTAATTCTGTTTCTAATTCAGAGTTAATTTCTTCTATGCCTATTAATTCTATAATAGGTAGAATTGTAAATGATAGTCAGGGTCAATTAAATACTAGTACTTTATTGTTATTTCCTTTTTATTCACACATTTCTTTGCCAATTCAACCAGGAGAAACAGTATATGTAATTTTTGAAAATTTTGAAAATTATGGCAATAAATTAGGTTTTTGGCTTTCAAGGATTCATTCTCAAAGAAGTGTTGAAGATTTAAACTATACACATTTTGATAGAAGTTATGATCCATCACTTTTATCTTCAAATTATGGGACATCAGATTTATCAAATTTACAAGAAAATTCTCCAATACCTTCATTTCCAAATGGCAATGCTTCTGCGCCGGAATCACAAACGATTTCAGTAAATGCTAATCAAAATGTTTTTGAAAATATAATAAATAATTCTTTATCTTATCGTTTGATTACTCCTGAAGCTGTTCCTAGATGGTCTAAACGACCGCAGGAGCTTGTTTTACACGGTGCAAATAATTCTGTCATAGTCTTAGGTGAAGATAGAAATGGAAGCGTTTATGGGGCTTCTGGTGACGATCCAAAAGATATAAAAGGACGAGCAGGTTCAATTGATTTAGTAGTTGGAAGAGGAAGAATTCAACCAGCACCAAATGAAAATCCTGGCGATAACAATTCTTCTATTACTTCTTGCAGAGTAATCCAAAATGAACGACAAAATTTAGAAAATGACAAGGCTCCATTCAACAGATCTCAAAGAAATGAAGAGAATATCAATGAAGGGAATCCAGATCCTTTAGAGGATGCTGCTAGAATTTACATTGTTCAACAAAGTAAAGTTGATTTAAATTATAAATTGATTCCGACCGATCAAGGTGGATTAGAATACCCAGTTGGTGCATTAGTAAACACACAACCAGAAGTGGTTGAACCACAGTTGAATAGAAGTTATGTTGTTGCCAAAGCAGATCACGTTAGAATTATTGCTAGAAGAAAACCACAATTAGGAAGTGATACAGTAAAAATTCCAGGAACAATTTTAATAGCAAGAGAAGGTAATAAAAATACCGGTTCTCCAACAAATGGTATAGAACAAGACAATTCACCGGATGGTGATTTAGCTTATATTTATTTTGATAAAGATGGAAAAATTCAAATTGAAGGAAATCGTATTTATTTAGGACAGGGAACTGGCGAAGCACAACCTTTTATTCGATATGCAGCATATCAAAATACAATTGAAAAATTACAAACAGAAATAGATGATTTACGTTCCTATGTTAGAGATTTCCAAAATTACGTAACAACAGGATTAATAGCAACTACAGATAGTCTCGGAGTACCGGTAGCCAAATTAATATCATTACAAGGAACATTACAAGGGCAAGGTCCACCGCCGCCCGCACCAAACGTGGAAGTTGAAAAAGCCAAATCAAAGAAAGTATTTGGGGAATAATATGACTAAAGAACAATTATCAGCAGCAATAGCGGCTGCATTTCCAAAAACAACAGACGGACAAACAACTCAAGAAGTAGCAGATTTATCAAATAAACTTGCTGATGCAATATATCAATTTGTTATAGAACAAATAAATATATCTAAAAGTTGAAAGAATAATAATTAATTGATATGGTATTACGTTCATTTAAAGATGTAGGTATTAAAGGATTTGAACCAAATCAGAGGACAATACAAACTCCTCAAATACCTTTTGGCATTAAAACTCCTTTAGCAATTGACACTACTGGAAAAAGTTTATTTGAAATGCATTTTGAGTTCGCAGAACAAATGGATGATAACTTAAAAAATTTAGTCCAAACAAATCATGGTGAACGTTTAGGTATGTATAATTTTGGAGCCAATTTAAGACCATTATTAACAGAATATTCAAATAAAGAAGATTTCGATTCTGAGGCTATGATTAGAATTAATACGGCAATTAGCAAATGGATGCCATTTGTAACTCCTGTTGGTTTTGATTCTAAAAATGATTTAGAAAACAATGATTATCTGGCAATTGTCAAAATAATTATGACTTATTCTGTTCCGAATACTATAATAAAAGAAAGACTAATTGAAATAAATTTGTCTGTAATATGATTTTAGGAAAAATATGGCTGATAAAAAACAAGCATTCAAAACAATAAAAGAAAGAAGATACCTGAATAAAGACTTTGATAGTCTTCGGGCGGATTTGCTGCAATATGCAAGGACATATTTTCCAGACCAGATAAGAGATTTTTCAGAAGCTAGTTTAGGTGGTCTTCTTCTCGACATGAGTGCTTACGTTGGAGATGTTCAAAGTTTTTATTTAGATCATCAATTCCAAGAAAATTTTCCAGATAGTTCTGTTGAAAACAACAACATTGAAAGACATTTAAAAAATGCTGGGGTTCCAATTGTTGGTGCATCTCCTGCTGTTGCTAATGTGTCATTTTATTTTAAAGTTCCATCGACCGGCTCTAATGGAAATTATGTTCCAGATCCAACATCTTTACCAAAAATTATTGCTGGTACTGTTTGCAAATCAAATAGTGGTGTTGATTTTGAATTAACTCAAGACATAGATTTTGGAGATGTAGACAGTTCTGGAAATCTATTGGCTTCTGTTAAAGTTTTACAAACTGATGCAAATGGAAATGCAACTTCATTCATTGTAACAAGAGAAGAAATTTGTATATCTGGTGGACGTTCTACGGAAAGTTTTCAAGTTACAGGATTCCAAGCTTTTAAAAAATATACTTTATCTAAACAAGACATAACAGAAATTCTTTCTGTTATTGATTCTAAAGGAAATGAATATTATGAAGTTGAAGCTTTGACTCAAGATACAGTATATAAAACAATATATAACAAAGACGAAGACAACAATATAGTAAAGGAAAAATTAATTCCTTCTTCTGCTCCATATAGATTTATAAAAACAGGAAATTTATCCTCTAGAAATGTTACTTTAACTTTTGGTGGAGGTTCTGCTGCGGCTTATAATGATGATTCCATTCCTGATCCAAGTGAGTTTGCATTACCATTATATGGCAAAAAAGTTATCAGTAGATTTACACTAAATCCAGGTAATTTACTAAATACAACTACACTAGGAATCCTTGCTCCAGATGTTACTGTTTCTATTGTTTATAGAAGTGGTGGGGGCTTATCTCACAATGTTGAAGCTAATTCAATTAGAAATTTTTCAAATTTGTTGATAACATTTCCAAGAAATCCAATATATCAGGTAGCACAATTCGTAAGAAATTCAGCAGATTGTAACAATTTATCTGCCGCTAATGGAGGAGAAGAATCTCCAACAATAGATGAATTAAAAAGTAGAATACCTAATTTCAGAAACTCACAATCTAGAATTGTAACAAAGGAAGATTTATTGGCAAGAATTTATACGATGCCTTCTAATTTTGGCAGAGTATTTAGAGCAACAGTTTCTGCTAACCCTAATAATCCATTAGCAACAAGATTACATATTGTTTCTCGTAATGCGAAAAATCAATTAGTAATTTCACCAGATGCATTGAAAAAGAATCTAATTACATATTTGAATCAATATAGAATGATTTCAGATGCAATTGATATATTAGATGCAAAAATAATAAATATACAATTACAATTCCAAGTTGTTCTCGATCCGAGTGTTAATAAAAATCTTATAATGAATAATATAATGATAAAATTAAGAAATTATTTTGATATTAAAAATTTTACACTTGATCAACCATTAATTTTTTCAGAAATAGAAAACAATATTTATAATACAGATGGGGTTATATCAATCGTTTCTTTGGAAATAAATAATATATCTGGAAATGTTGGTACAAAAAATCCATTAGTTTATTCAAGTGAACAATTTGATATAAATGCTAACACAATGAGAGGTATTGTTTTCGGTCCTCCAGGATCGATATTTGAATTAAGATATAAGGATTTTGATATCGTGGGTACTGCTATTTAGTATGTTATTTCCCCTGAAATCAATATTTGTTTTAGGGAATAAATATGGAATTTATATATAATGGAAATTCGTTTAACACTAGATAATCAATTGATAAAAATATTTGATTCAATTTATGAAGCCATTAAAGAAACTGTATGTTTGCATTCGAACATACTTAAAGTTTATAGGAACGAACGAAATATGACTGGTGGATATAACGAGGACCAAAATGTATAGAATATTATCAGCAAGTAAAGACACCTATATTACTTCAAAAATTATTAACAATTCTCGTTGCGTAACGTCAAATGTAGGTCAGGCTGGGACTTTAGATCTTTTTAAATTATATGATGAAACAACTTTATTTAGTGGCTCAACAGCACTTAGTGGAGTCATAGAACTTTCTAGAATATTAATTCAATTTGACTATTCTGAATTAGCAGAACTAACATCCTCTATATTAGACATTGGCAGCCCTTCTTTTAAAGCATTTTTAAAATTAAAAGATGCTTATGGTGGGCAAACTGTACCATCAAATTTTTCTTTAAAACTTATTCCATTATCTAAATCATGGGACGAAGGAAGAGGATTTGATATTATAGGATTTCGTGATTTAGATTCCGCTAATTTTTTAACAGCTTCTATTTCTACTGGCACTGTTGTATCTTGGTCTTTGTCTGGTGCAAACGATTTAGGTAATTTAAATAGCCCATACATCGATGCATTTATATCAGGTAACGTAGGAACAGGATTAGAAGATTTAACCGTTACACAAGTTTTTTCTAGAGGAGATGAAGACTTTTATGCTGATGTTACAAAATTAGTTTCTGCATCTCTAGCTGGTATAGTTCCAAATTATGGATTCAGAATTGGATTCTCAGAATCGGAGGAACAAGATACCTATACAAGATTTGTAAAAAGATTTGGGTCTAGACATGCAAATGATAAATCTTTAAATCCAAAATTAGAAATAAAATATAATGATGTAATTTCAGATGATTCTGGAAATAGTTTGTTTAATATTTCACAAAGTATTTTCGTTTATAATGAATTAAACAGTTCATATTCAAATTTCATTTCTGGTTCAACACAAATAACAGGAACGAATTGTTTATCCTTAGAATTAATTGCCAGTAAAAGTGTTTCATTTTTCACTACAAGTTATAGCATTAGTCATT